CAGTTCTAAGGCCTTTTGCTCGGCCGCTTTGCGTCCGGTTAATACATCGTCTAATTGGTCGAATGTATTGGTCATAGCCGTTTGAGACATTAGAGGCGGGCGAGTAGCGCCAGCATATCCACCCCGAATGACTTCGAGAGGATTTATGCCAGCTTCGCGCGCCTGTCTCACGGCATCTTTAATTCGGTTGTCAAAAGCGTCTTGCTTTTGCTTGCCCGAAAGCAAGTTGCCGATCAATCCAAGAACCGGACTAATCGGCAAGCCGAATAGAGTTTCAATAGCCATTAAAGCAGCTTCCGAACAAAGAGATCGAAAACAATACCGACCGCAAGCGGAACGGCATTTACGACCAAGTTAACGTCGTGCTCGACGTAGCCGAGCGTTGCGATATATGCGCCCGCCATCGTTCCGAGGCGGTGCGACATAGGTTTAACAATCTGTTCCAAAATCCAATACATGCTTACCCTTTCTTCGTGCAGTAAGGAATGAAGCGGCGGGAATTCCCGCCTTTGCTTCGGTTGTCTTTGGGACGTTGTTTGCACGTCTCACGCCTCAAAGGCTCGGGAGGCGGCCTTTCTGGATTGCGTGCGTCAACAACGTCCCGCGAATGGTTCACGAGTGACCCGTCCGCTACCGAATTATTAACGCGACCGATGCGTTGATAATCGGAAAAGGTATCAATCAGACCCCGACGACGCCTAGAAGCTATGACCCTTGGGTCATAAGCTGGACGCGGTGCCAAGTTACTTGGGGTATCGTCGCGGGTGCGTGATCGTGATTTTCTGGCCATAGTAGCCCCCTGATGCTGTTAGCCTATTTTAAGACATAGTTTTGCGCCGCGCGCAAGTCCCTTAACAGAAGTTCGTTTTTATAATCCGCCATCTCCCTATCGGTCATGGGCGGCTGTTCGAACCGTCGGGTGCCCTGCTGATCTTCGTAATATTCGAATATATGCGCATAGTGGCCCTTGTCGAAATCATCTTTCAACTTTTTCAGGATGTAGCGCCGATAGGCGTTTTCCATCCATTCAGTCTTCACAGCGTTGCGACCTTCCGGCCAGAGCTCAAAGAGCCGGTCGAAATATTCCTCTTGGGCTTTGCCTTGCAAAGTGTATCGCCAGCCGGACCGATGCGCAAACGGCGGTGTATAGTTGAAATTGCGCGGAAACACTCGCATTTCTGCTTGTCTTTCCGCTAGTTGACGCACCATCGCTTGCCCTAAAATCGGGCGCTTTGAGTATCCTATCCACTCGGATAGGTGCTGCGTCTTATCGCGCTTTTTCTTGCGCTCTTGTTCTTTGGCTTTCACCAGATATTTGACAATATATCTGATTTTCGCCTCAGAGGCCCCGTAATCTGCGTAGACATAGCCCCAAGGCCAATGCTTCCAGCTTACGTAGGGTTTTTTTTCTGGTATGTCGGGCGGTAGCCCTTGCCCCATGAGGAGGCAATGAAAATGGGTGCGACCCTTTCTTTCGCCATATTCCCCAGCGGCAACATACTTAAACTGCCAGTGCCGCCTTAAACGACGTTGGAATTTTTGGAAATCTTCGACGTTAACCACCTTTGTTTGCAAAGGGTTTATGATCTTTCGGTCATCGTAGGTCAGTGTTAGGGCTAGCGTCCAATCGCTGTCAGCAGCTTCCATTAATGTTCGACCAATTAGGTCAAACATTTTGTTTTTGTTGCAAGCGTAACAGTGGTTGCACGGAACCAACACTTTTTCAAAGGAAGGCCCGACGGGCTTCCAGATAGGTTGAGGGTTAACGCACATGTATTTTTACCTCGTTAGGCGTGACGGCAGTTAGAATACGGTATCAAGTAGGTGTATTCTAACGGCCCGCAAATTTACAAGTAAATTTGCGGGCCGTTAGAGTTTTCGTCGCTTCGCTCCGTTCGCTTCGCTCATTTTGTCGCGCTAACGCGCGGCTTTGTTCGCACCACGCCCAGACAGCGCGCACGTAGTGACCCTTCGGGGCTGACTGTCTCGGCGTGGTGCCTGCGCCGCGTTTTTGGGTTAGCGCATTTTTAGTTAGATCGTTTGCGTGTAACCTGCTGCGATCCGGCTAAAGCCCATTCTGATAGGCAAATTCGGCGAATTTGCTTTTCTGCTTGACTACCGTTGGTTCGGGGGGCGGTGCCCACCCATCGCTTTTACCCGTGTTCTTGGTCAATGCTCGCTTCGCTGCGCGTTGACCAGGAACACTTCTGTTGCGTTCGGTAATCGTGTTCTTGGTCAATGCTCGCTGCGCTGTGCGTTGACCAGGAACACTTGCGTTGTGGTAGCGATGGCCCACCCCCCGTTTTCTGAGGGCGTAACGCCTCTTTCTTTGCTATGAAGGGGGTAAGGCCGATTTAATCGTTTCACCCCCGCCTTGAGGCTATTTTGGGGGTTAGAAACGAATTGGGGGCGCAGTTAGCGCCCCCTTGTTTAGTTCTGTGGTCCAATGTGAGACTTTTGGACCTTTTGCCTATCCTCAACATGGTTCCAAACGTTGGAGATATGCTCGCTCAAATGAGCATTGAGCGTTATCAACTGTTTGAAGTCGAGGCGGCATATAGCGTCAATGGCATCAGCCATTGCCTTTTCTTTATTGATCATGATTGTAATTCCCTGTGGTAATTCGAGTTGCCGAATAAGGAGTGCTTACCTCGTGGAAGCCATCAGGAAGCACTTTAGCGCGGTTGATCCAATCGCTTAACTGCCAGTGGGCAGGATCCCATTTAAACCGATCGTTAGGATCACGAAGGGAAGCAGCGAATTGGTTGCCGCTTTCATCGCCGCCCCAGTCGATTTTGGTTCCATTGCCCAAGCGCATTTGCTTGGCAATGCGTTTGCCGGTCATGCCGACATAAAGCCAAAACTCTTTGGGGCAATCCCAATGGTGGTAGGCGTGAACAATATCAAGAGCGCAAGAGCGCTGATGAGGTCCGCTCAGAACCTTAGAGAAACCGGCAGAAGCCAGTTCATACTGAAGTTCTGGCGAACGATAGACTGTATGAACATACATGGGCACACCGTCCTTGCGGAATTGCCGAAACAGTTTTTCGGCGAATTCTCGCAATTCAGGAGGACAGCCAACCCAGTTGGCTTTGGCATGTAGTTTCAACATGTAGTCGCTATTGAAAGCGTCAGGTTCCGCTTTCAAATATTGAAGTTGCTTTGCAACGTCAGTTGGGAACCACTTTTCAAAGGGATCAATCGGAAAGTTAACTTTCCGGCCTCGTGCCTTTTCAAAGAGTTCGCGGATTGTCGAAACGACATATCCAGCTTTTAACAGATCCAATTTCCAATTCATTTTGAGCCTTTCAGATGTAGTGGAAGGGCGAGACCGCCCTTCCTATTATTTGCCGCAGCTACACTTCTTTTTCTGCGGTTGTCGGTTCTGCGGCTTCCGGTTCGATTGCGTCCGGTTCCGCTTCGGCGGGAGTTTCTTCTTCGAGTGTTTCAAAGTCTAGGTCCTGATCTTTGCGGCGTTTGGCCAGCATTTTTTCAAATTCCAATTTCTGCTGACGCTTTTCAGCGAGTTGCTTCAACTGAATTTGGCGCAACGCCTGTTTGACATACTGTTCAGCGGGGCTATCCATCGGTTTCTTTTCGGCATTGGTATAAACCTCACCGACAGATTGAGCAGCCTTAGGAGCGTCACGAATGACGCAAATTTCGGCTGTGGATGTGAAATGGTGGTGATCGTCAGGGCCGACGATATGGAAATAACTTCCATAACCCAGCAAGGACTTTGCAGCCCCAACATGGATATACAACGGCGCCTCAGCAGAAAGACGTAGGCGCGTTGTTCCATAGGCGGGCACTTTCGCGCCCGCTTTGAACATTTCGGTGTTTGGGTTGTATTTGATCGTTTGCATTAGATTTGCTCCGCTTCGACTGCCAAGAATTCGGCGTTATCTTCGACGAGCGCGTCGCCGAATTGAGTAATCCCAACAATAGAAATCTGTTGGAGAACTGAAATGTTCACGCAGTGGTTCGAAGGAACACTGAACACATCTTGAGGGAAAGGCGAAGGGCAAAGCCAATGATCCGAAGTAAAGACAGGATCAACAATGTCAGCTTGCCAAAGGCCAGTTCGTGCAGTGGTCGACGGCGTTCCCGGCGTGGACTGGATAAATTCACCGCCAAGGCGGGTGTATTCGCGTTTCCACTTAGAATTCATTGGCTCATAGCCAAACGTCCCATCAGGGGTAGAATGCGCCGTATCAAGACGCCGGTTAATAACCGTGTCAACCGGTTCAATCCGCTGAATGTCGCGCATAGCGTTCGGAAGATCGTCAACGTCCGTGACATAAAGATATTCATCAGATTGACGCTCATAAAGCCGTTCAGGCATAACCTCGACCGTCGCCATAATCACGCCGCCATAATCCGACGTTGGGACGTTGACGTTCAAAGACATTTGAGCACGGCCCGTAGTAATACTGTCATCCAGATTTGCCGCGTCTGTCGCGTGACGCTCTTGCATACCGAAAACAACAGTTTTGCTATCCAGCAACCAAGGGCGCTGAAGAAGTTCGTTTGGAACGGTAAAGCCTTGCATAAGTTCGGCCATAACTACGTCATCGTTATTGAACCCGCTAAAATCGCTACCGTCATAGGCCGCGACACGTTTAGCAAAGGCTTGCGTAGTGCGCGCCTTGTCAACGTTTGCAAGAGTGGTAGTGATGGTCGTTCCGGCAAGTTCTGTAAACACTTCGTTCGATTGGTAATAATCGCCAACATCTGTCACAGTGCCCGAGGCACGAATAGCCATGTTATTGTGCGGCTGATCCAAATCAGCACGATAATTAGAAGTTCCGGGATTGACAGTTTCGGCGAAGGACAAGGGAACCTGTCCCGCCGAAACGTCGAGATCAAGAGCACCTGTTACGAGTGCCTGTTCATAATCCGGCACGATGTCGTGCATACGGTTGCGCGGCCAAAAGGCCTGTTTCAATTTACGCGCTTCACTCGCGTTCTCCGACCAATACTCGTTACGGGGCAATTTCGATGAATGCGATGCCAATCGGAAATTGTGAATATGATTGTAAACGTCGATATACTCATGGTTGATCACCTGAGAAGCGACACCATGAATTCCCAAAGTTTTATAAATTTCAGACGCCAAATCGGCACTCACCGAGCCTGACGGCGTTGTTTCAAACAACGCTGGCGGCGTTCGCGTCGAACTGTTCAACGCAGTAATGCTTTTGCCATGATATGCGTGCGTGTATTCATCAAGGCCTGAATAGTATGGAAGCGACGGACGAGGCACAAACCAGACTTGCCCACGGGCAATGACAGCGTTTTCCAATGGTTTTGGCATTTCTGCCAATTCCATTTGAATTGCAATGCGCCCGCTGGCGCTATCCTTGCGAAGCAATGGCGCTACGGCGACAGGGATAACAACGCCAGCGTTGCCAGACGTGCGAAGAGCGACGTTATCCATGCGGCGTGTCATGCCATACTGAAGAGGTTCTGCGTTTTGTTTGATCATTGGTTTTGTTCCTTTATTTACTTGTTTTTCCAGTTTTCATCAACTGGAACACCAGATGCACGCTGCACATCGTTATACGAGCGATTAATTGCATCCGATACTGTGGACTTAAGCTGAGGCAAACCGCCCCAAGACTTAAATTGAAGATATTTGTTGATGAAGAAGCCAGAGGCCATTTCATCCAAATCAGGGCCAACCGGCACTTGCGCGGTTAGTCCGTCCTTACCAACATAAGTTTGCGTTGGGCTTTCAACCATATCCGAAACAATTTCGCCGGTGCTGTTATAGGACAGTCCCAGCTTTGGCGAAGGCAAAGAAGGGGAATTGATTGCTCGAAGAGCAGTTGTAGTAATGAAATCTGGTTCAGGAACACCTTTCATTTGAGGAGTTGGAAATCTTGCCGGTATCACAGAACCGGCAAGAGAAGGGCTAGCAAGGCCAGCGGTGCTATTTGCCTTAGCTGCGTCAATCTCAATTTTCATGAGATCATTGCGCAGTTCTAAGGCCTTTTGCTCGGCCGCTTTGCGTCCGGTTAATACATCGTCTAATTGGTCGAATGTATTGGTCATAGCCGTTTGAGACATTAGA